CTGAACACCAGCAAGCGATTGCTAAGTTAGGTGATGGAGAAAAAACATCATTCAAAGATGAGACTAATTCTACAGTCCATGCCCACCGCGAAGGCGATACTGTACATTTAACAAGACCAAGAACTTCTTCTACAAAAACATCTATTGCTCACAACCATTTTAATGAAGAGACAGATGTAACTGAGGGCAATATTAGAAGTTATGGTGGCCGAGTTTCACGACAATCATAATAAGAAAAAACCTAAGAGAATAATAAATGGCAATCTCAAAATACATTTTAAAGAAAACCAGACGCCAAGCAGCTGCTAAGGTAGTAGGTACTGATGCTAATACCATTACCATCACATATACCGACGTACAGTACGCTGATCAGACTATCCCTCTAAACACCACAGGCAATTTGTTTTGGACTATTTCTGATATTGCTTATGATGTTCAAGCATCTGCACAAATTGTTAGAAACGGCAACGTAGTATTTACCATGAGCCCTGGCCAAGGATCGGTTAATCTATCAAGAGACTTAGGGGTTGTTTTTGATGAACAAGCTCATGCAAACGTTGTCATCAATACCGGTACTGGTAATAGTTCCGTTATTGTACAGTTTACAAAAGGCGCTGGTTTTAACGACCCAGACAGACAAAATCAAGGACCAGGATCACTATAATGTTCTTAATTACAGAAATTACTCAGGATGTAAAATACCTGACAGAGAAAAAAGAAGACGGTACAAAAAATATTTTCATCGAAGGTATCTTCATGCAAGCTGAAAAAGCTAACCGTAATGGGCGTATGTATCCTTTCTCTATCATGGAAAAAGAAGTTGGTAGATATCAAGACCTAATTAAAGAAAAAAGATCTTTAGGTGAACTTGGTCATCCCCCAAATCCACAAATTAACCTGAATCAAGTATCTCACTTAATTACTAACCTTCGTTTTGAAGGTAATGATGTTATTGGTAAAGCAAAAATACTTGATACTCCAATGGGCAAAATTGCAAAAAGTTTTGTTGAGGAAGGTGTACGTCTTGGCGTTTCATCGCGCGGCTTAGGTTCTCTTAAAGAAAGAAATGGCGTTAATGAAGTACAAGATGACTTTCATCTTGCAACAATTGACATTGTAAGTGACCCTTCAGCTCCGGATGCATTTGTTCAAGGTATAATGGAATCTGCAGAATGGATTCTTGAGAATGGCGTTTGGAAATCTATACAGATAGAAGCCGCACAAAGACAAATTAGAAAAGCCTCTAAAGCTGATCTTAATCAAGTAAAACTACAGGTATTTGAATCGTTCCTACGATCTATCAAGTAACCAAATAGTATAAATATAACGTTAAAAACACACTCTTAGGAGACCAGGATGTCAGTTGAAGCAAAAATTAAGCAACTATTAGGCCGCAATCAAACGGCTGATCAATTGTCCGAAGCAGCAGATGGTGAGCAAGCCCGTCCTAGACAAGGCTCATCACAAGATGCAACGGTACAAGATATTTCTACAAGTAACAATGTAGGTACCCCTAACTCAAGGGATACATCTAAATCAGGTAAGTCAGCTAATGCTGGAGATGGAATTACACGCCCAAAACAAGGTAACTCTATTGATCCAGACTTTGAAGAAGTAGAAGATAATGTAGATGCAAATAAAGCAGCTGCTAAAACTAAAAAAGATACTTCTATGACACCTAAAACACCAGGTGATGTAACTAAGCCATCGATGAGTGCTCAAAACACTAATTTACCTCCAGATAATCCTGAACCAAACATCAGAGCTTTTGCAAAAGAAGATCTTGACATTTCTGCTCAGATCAAATCTATCTTTGGTGAAGATCTATCTGAAGATTTCAAGAACAAAGCAACCTCTATTTTCGAAGCTGCAGTTATTGCACGCGTAAATAACGAGATGGAAAAAGTTTCTACAAAGCTAGAAGAGCAAATGACTGCTCAACTAGTTGAATACAAAGATACATTAGTAGAGAAAGTAGACGGTTATCTGAACTACATAGTAGAGCAGTGGATGGAAGAAAATAAGATTGCTGTTGATAACGGCCTAAGAACAGAAATCGCTGAAGATTTTATTTCTGGTCTTAAGAATCTATTCCAAGAACACTACATTGAAGTACCAGAAGAAAAATATAATGTCATGGATGAGTTACAAGCTAAAGTTGAGAAGTTATCTGACGATCTAAACGAAGCTATTAACACTAACATTGAAGTATCAAAAGAACTGAGCGAAATTAAACGCGCTCGCATTTTTGAAGAACAGACAAAAGACCTTGCCTCCACAGAAGTTGAAAAACTACAAAAACTTGTTGAAGGTATTGATCTAGAATCTGAAGAGCTATATCGTGAGAAAGTATCTGTAATCAAGGAAAATTACTTCCCAAGAGGAGTTAAGTCTTCACCTGAACAGGTACTCATCGAAGAAAGCGGAGTAAATAACAACGCTGAATTTGCTGACGATACTAGTGTTGTCTCTAGATATGCTCAAGCTATTTCTAGATCCGTCAAGTCCCGTTAAATTATAAATAAACCATTCTAACAAAAAGGAGAAGGTAATGTACCTATCAGAAAATATTCAAAAGAAGTGGGGCGCGATTCTGAACCACGCCGATCTTCCAGAGATCAAAGATTCCTACAAGAAGACTGTTACAGCCATTCTTTTAGAAAACCAAGAAAATGCATTGCGCGAAGAGCGTCAGATGCTAAACGAAGTCGCACCTGCTAACAGCATTGGTGACGGCACTGCTGGTGTTTCTAAGTATGATCCAATCATGATTGGTCTTGTACGCCGTGCTATGCCTAACCTAATGGCATACGACATTTGCGGTGTTCAGCCTATGACTGGCCCAACAGGCTTAATCTTCGCAATGCGTTCCGTATACGGTAACACACGTGCTGCAGCAAGCTTGACAGAAGCATTGTACAACGAAGCAAACACATCGTTCTCTTCATCGTCATATACATCTGCACTTGCATCGTCTGGTACGTCAAACAATGGTACACACAGTGGAACTGATCCAACTGGTACGTATACCACTGGCGGCGGCATGACAACAGCTCAGGCTGAAGCATTAGGTGACGCATCTACTAACGCATTTGGTCAAATGGGCTTTGCAATTGATAAGACAACTGTTACAGCTCGTTCACGTGCTCTAAAAGCTGAATACACACTTGAACTTGCTCAAGACTTGAAAGCAGTTCACGGTCTTGACGCTGAGTCAGAATTATCCAACATTCTTTCGCAAGAAATTATGTTTGAAATTAACCGTGAAGTTGTTCGTACAATCTACACAGTTGCTAAAGCTGGTTCGCCTGCTACTGCTACTGCTGGTACATTCAACCTTGACGTTGACTCAAACGGTCGTTGGTCTGTTGAGCGTTTCAAAGGTCTATTGTTCAACATGGAACGTGATGCTAACCACATTGGTCAAGACACACGTCGCGGTAAAGGTAACTTCATCGTTTGCTCGGCAGACGTTGCTTCCGCTCTTGCAATGGCCGGTGTACTTGACTACGCGCCAGCATTGAGCACTAACCTGAACGTTGATGACACAGGCAATACATTTGCTGGTGTTCTGAATGGTCGTTTCAAAGTTTACATTGATCCGTACTCTGCAAACCTTGGCTCTGCTAACCAGTTCTACGTTGTTGGTTACAAAGGTACTTCGCCTTATGACGCAGGTATCTTCTATTGCCCTTACGTTCCTCTACAAATGGTTCGTGCAGTTGATCCTAACAGCTTCCAGCCAAAAATCGGCTTCAAGACACGTTATGGTATGATTGCTAACCCATATGTTACAACAACTGCTAACGCTGCTACAGCCGACGCTGATACATTTACGGCTAACCGTAATCAATACTATCGTCGTACAAAGGTTACTAACTTGATGTAATCTAAAGCCGTCGACAAGAACGGATCCTGGCTTGCGGGCTGGGTTAAAAGGGAGCCTAAACAGCTCCCTTTTTTTGTTATAAATATCGGAAGAGGTAAAAAAATATGTACACCGCCAATTTAAATTCACTCCTGAGCAATGTAACAAATATAAGCACTGCCCCGGTAACCAACTTTCTTAGACCTAATGCGTTTAAGTTTACAATCAATAATATACCTAATGTAGCGTATACTTGTCAGTCGGCAAATCTACCCTCATTACAACTGGGTGTTGCTATTCAACCAAACCCATTTCTTGATATACCAATCTATGGTGATAAGATGCTCTTTGGAGATTTTACCATTCGGTTTTTAATATCAGAAGATATGTCAAATTACTTAGAAATTTATCAATGGTTAGTTGCACTTGGCTTCCCTAACGACTATAATCAGTTCAAGGGGTTTACAAATGAAAGACTAAGTAGATTTCCGTTCGTACGAGATTCTGGTGGTATGCCGACAGCAGTTGCATATTCGGATGCCACATTAACAGTTCTCAATAGTAATAATGTTCCTAAAACAAATTTAAATTTTAAGGATATGTTTCCGGTCTCTATTGAAGCTCTTGACTTTGATATAACGTCATCTACGGTAGAATATTTTGTTGGTATTGCTTCTTTTAAATATAAGACATTTGATATTGAAGCTTTGTAATTTTAACTTTGGAGTTTAGTATGTCACAGAAAAAAATTGAATTGAAACTTGAAGATGTTCGTAAGAGCAAGTTTTTCATCGCTACCCCTTGCTATGGCGGTCAGCTAAACGAGCCCTACTTTAGGTCTACCGTTAAGATGATGACTTTCTTTAATCAGCATCAAATACCCTTAGCGTTCGGTACCATTGCAAACGAGTCTCTAGTTACTCGTGCACGGAATGTTCTGGTAGCTTACTTCCTTAACTCAGACTATACCCATCTATTGTTCATTGACGCGGATATCGAATTCCAAACTGAAGACGTACTAAAGTTATATGCGCATGATAAAGATGTTGTCGTTGGTGCGTATCCTAAGAAAGGTGTTGCTTGGGATAAGATTCGTAATAATTTAACCGACCCTGCAAATAAAGACAAGGACTTCTCTAATCGAGATATTGCTGCATTCGGGTCTGATTATGCACTTAACTTTAAGTTTATCAATAGAGAAGAAAAGACAATTGCTGTTGAAAATGGATTAGTTAAACTACACGATGCTGGTACTGGGTTTATGATGATTAAGAGAGAAGCTATTCTCAAAATGATCAAAGCATACCCTGAAGTTAAATACAACAACGATGTAAATATTAGTGATCCAGGTCTTAAAGATCACTTTTATGCTATCTTTGATACCATGATTGATCCTGTTGATCGTCGTTACCTATCTGAAGACTATACATTCTGCCGCCGCTGGCAAGATATTGGAGGTGACATCTGGTTGGATCCTTCTATCTCGCTCAACCACTACGGTCATTTCTGCTTCCAGGGTAACCCATCAGCTATTATCAATTTTGCTGAGCCACCACCGGTTGACGAACCTAAGCAGGAAACAATTACTCTAGATCTACCGGAGTAAGCATTGAAGCTTTCCGAGCTCAATGAAGCATGGGAAAAAGACTCTCGCATAGATGAATTGAATCTAGGGCGAGAGTCTATTAATGTTCCATTACTTCATTCAAAATATCTTACATTCCTATCTAAGACCAAACTTCAACTTAGAAAAGCTGAATCAGATTATCTGAATACTAAGCGATTGAAAAATCGATACTATAAAGGTGAAATGTCTAGGCAAGAGTTAGAAGAACTAGGCTGGGATCAGTATCAAGGTAATAAGCCTCTGAGAACTGAACTCGGAGAAATGATTGAAATAGATCGAGATATAATTGAGTTGCAAGATAAGATGGAATATTTTAAAACTATCATCTATACCTTAGAACAAGTAATTCGTTCAATTAATTCTAGATCTTTTGATATTAAGAACTATATCGAGTGGCATAAGATGAATAATGGTATGATGTAATGGCTGATATTAGTCTTAAAAAAATTGATGAAGTATATCTAAAGGTTACTTGTGATCCGTCTATAGGGTATGAATTAAATCAGCATTTCTCTTTTGATGTACCTGGTGCAAAGTTTAGCCCTCTTTTTAAAAATAAAATGTGGGATGGTAAGATACACCTGTATCACTTAATGACGGGTACTATCTATGTTGGTTTAAAAAATTATATTGAGCATTTTGCAGAAGTAAATAACTATACGGTTGAAGTAGACGAGCATGACTTTAATCTAGAAGATGTTACTCTGGAAGAAGTAAAAGAGTTTTGTAATGGGTTAAATCTTGCACTACCATCAGGTCAAAGTATTAGAGACTATCAGTTAGAAGCTATCTATCAAGCTATTATTAACAGTAGACGGATGCTCCTATCACCTACTGGGTCGGGTAAGTCTTTAATCATATATTGCTTATTAAGATGGCATGAGCGATACAAACGTAAGCAACTAATACTTGTACCTACCACTAGCTTGGTAGAGCAGCTATATTCTGACTTCAATGATTATTCTAAAAATAACGGCTGGCAAGTAAGTGAAAACTGTTCCAAGGTATACAGCGGACATGATAAGAATAGCCCACTACCTGTAACTATCTCTACCTGGCAATCTATCTATACACTACCGAAACAATATTTTTCTAAGATAGATGTAATCTATGGAGATGAAGCTCATCTGTTTAAAGCTAAGTCGCTTACCTCTATAATGCACAAATGTGTCAATACACCATTTAGAGTAGGTACTACTGGTACCCTGGATGGAACAAAGACGCATAGGTTAGTGCTAGAAGGTATTTTTGGCCCTGTTCTTAAGGTTACTACAACAAGAGAACTAATGGATAAGGATCAGTTGGCTGAGTTAAAGATCTTTGGTATTGTTCTTAATTACACCGATGATATAAAGAAACAATGTAAGGGATTGACTTATCAAGATGAAATGGATTTCTTAGTTCAATACGATCCTAGAAATAAATTTATTAGAAACCTAGCCCTTAAGCAAGAAGGTAACTCCCTAGTATTATTTCAGTATGTTGAAAAGCATGGTAGAGCGCTGCATGCTATGATACACGATAAAGATAGTGAAAGAAAAGTATTCTTTGTATACGGTGGTACAGATACAGAGCAGAGAGAGAATATCAGACGTATTACCGAAGGGGAAACTGATGCTATAATTGTTGCCTCCTATGGTACTTTTTCGACTGGGATAAATATCAAAAACCTACACAATATTATATTTGCATCGCCTACCAAGTCGCGTATTCGTAATTTACAATCTATTGGTAGAGGTTTACGACGTAATGATACAAAAGTAGTGTGTAATTTATATGATATAGGTGACGATCTGACTTGGAAATCTAAAAAGAACTACACCTTACAACATATGGTTGAACGTATTAAAATTTATAATGAGGAAGATTTTTCTTATAAACTCATTAAGGTAGACATCTAATGTTATGTAAGTACATCAAACTTATTAACAATGAAAATATTATTGCTATGGTGAATCCTGAATGCGGTAACTGGGTAGGTATGGATTCTATTGATACCATAAATCCGGTACTAGTAGTATCTGCAGTGCATGTATCTGAAGGAAGATCTGTCATGGAAACTTTCACCATGGAACAATGGATTAAATTTATAAGTGTTTCAGCTGTTTGCATACCAGTAAGAAATATTATTACTATGGTAGATGTTGAAGACAAAACAAAAAAGCATTATGATGATTTTATAGAAAAACTAACTACGAAAACCGAACTACAGCCTGACATGCCTGATAATGTTACACTGGAAGAATATAATGAATTAATGAACAACGCATCGGAAGATGAAGACTATGACAACTACCCTACCCTCGAATCTACCAGATACTATCATTGAATCAGATGATTTAGTTGAAAAAGACTACAATTCTGCCAGCTATGTAATGCCTGGTACAGTTGTAAAGAAAGTTCAACACTATGTAGATAATAAAAAGTTTTACGAAGCGCTTGTATTGTATCGGGCTGAAGTATTAACCGCTCAAGCAGAAGGTAAAGAGAGACCTCGGGTAACGGAGTACATTGGTGAGTGTTTTCTAAAAATTGCAACTCATCTTTCATATAAAGCTAACTTCATTAATTATACCTATAAAGATGATATGATATCAGATGGTATAGAGAATTGTCTTACCGCTGTTGTTAAGTTTGATCCCGCAAGAGGTATGAATCCTTTTGCTTATTTTACTCAGATTACTTTCTTTGCATTCGTCAGACGTATTCAAAAAGAAAAGAAACAACAAGCAACAAAGTATAAGATGCTAGAAAATATCGACATTAACCAACTGATTGCACATTCAGATGGTAATGAAGAGTTTGCTAATCATTTGGTAGAGATGATGCGTAAGCAGATCGATACGGTAGACCCAGACAGACGTCCTCCATCCAAGCCAATGATGCGTAAAAAGAAAAAGGTAGAAGAAACTCCAAATAGCCTTGATTTTGAGTAAGATGTATGTTATAATAGACATTCGTTAGCCTAAATAATTTGAGCTGCCCTTCCAGCGTTATAACTAGGAGTTTTTATGTTGTTTAAACGACCCGACTTTGGTCTTAATCCGGACCCTAAATGGCACCGTAACATTAGCTTTGTAAAAAGTGTGTTACGTATTATCGCCGGGATTACTCTCATCACTTCAAACTTTATCTCTGCAGGTATACTGCTCATACTTGCAGAAATTCTTGGTATCGTAGAGGAAATTGTATAATGTCTAAATTGAAAGTTGCAGAACTTTTTTATAGCCTGCAGGGGGAAGGTAGGTTTATGGGTATACCTAGTGTATTCCTTCGAGTTTTTGGTTGTAATTTTACTTGTAGTGGTTTCGGTATGCCAAAAGGAAAATTGAGCGATGCTCATGATCTTATTGCGGCTAATGTTGATAGTTTTTCTACCTATAAGGATCTTCCTCTGGTCAGTACAGGATGTGACTCCTATGCTTCTTGGGATCCTCGTTTTAAGCATCTATCTCCTGTATTATCTTCCGATACTATTACTGATACAATCATGGATCTACTTCCGTATAAGAGGTGGGAAGACGAGCATCTAGTAATTACAGGTGGTGAGCCTTTACTAGGTTGGCAAAGAGCATACCCTGATTTGTTAGATAACCCTAAAATGCAAAGTCTAAAAGACATTACGTTTGAAACTAATGGTACGCAAAAGCTTACTGATGAATTTGCTCATTACTTGCATAACGAATGGGTACACGATAAAGGTTATTTTTCTTTAACGTTCTCTGTATCTCCTAAGCTATCAGTATCAGGTGAAAAATGGGAAGATGCAATTAAACCAGAAGTAGTAGCACAATATAATGAATACGGTTATACTTACCTTAAATTCGTAGTAGCTAGTCAAGAAGATGCTGATGAAGCAGAACAGGCTGTAGATGCATATCGTAAGGCAGGTTTTGATGGACCTGTATACCTCATGCCATTGGGTGGAGTTGAGTCTGTCTACTCTCTTAATAACAGAGCAGTTGCTGAGATGGCAATGAAGAGAGGGTGGCGTTATAGTGATCGACTTCAGGTTCCACTGTTTAAAAATGAATGGGGTACTTAATGAGCAAGGAAAGCAGAACATTTACATACGAGCACGTATATCTTCATTTGTTATTTAAAGCATATCCTTATCTAAAACAAAGAGCAAATGAAAATCCAATTCCAGATCTAGTTGATCTGATTCAAAAAATAGAAACACTAATTAAAATAGAAAGAGTAAAAATATGAGTTTACAAAAGACTAAATGTGATCCGGTGTTGGGTCTACAGGTAGAAGAATATTTACGATCAAAAGGTGTTAATACTCCTATTGTACCGGAGATGCTTTCTGTTAAAGACGAATCTAAGATCAATAAGATTGAAAAACATTTCGGCGCAATTATGGATATCCTTGGTCTTGATCGCCAAGATGATTCGTTGATGGATACTCCTAAGCGTGTAGCTAAGATGTATGTTAATGAAATCTTCTGGGGCTTAAAGACTGAAAACTTCCCTAAGTGTACTGTCATCGATAATAAGATGGGTTACGATGAGATGGTTATTGAGAAAGACATTACATTGATGTCTAACTGCGAGCATCACTTTGTTATTATTGATGCTAAGGCTCACATTGCTTATATTCCTAAAAAGAAAGTACTTGAGCTATCTAAGTTAAATCGTATTGTAGAATACTTTGCTCGTCGTCCTCAGGTACAAGAACGTATTGCAGAGCAAGTCTATCATGCCTTATCATTCATTCTCGGTACTGAAGACGTTGCAGTTGTGATTGAAGGTACTCATTACTGTGTGCGTTCGAGAGGTGTAGAAGATCATAATTCATATACCTTGACTGCAAAGCTGGGTGGTTGCTTTAAGTCTGAACCAGATTGCCGTGCTGAGTTTATGTCATTGATTAAACGGTAAGTAAAAGGAGATGTCCCATGGAAGGGAGAAAATATGAAACCTACGGGGGTATACGTAAGAGTAGCGGTAAGGTTTATTTAGTAGAATTTACTAATAAAGAAACAGGCGAGCAGTTTTTAAAGTTCGGTGTTACTAGTAGTTATGATATTCTTGATCGCTTTAAGTCGGACGAATATAATAAGTGGGTAGTCCGACCTCTTGCATCTGCATATGGTACTAAAGAACAAGTAGAAGAAGCTGAGCAAAAATTTCTTAATAAGTACCCGAAAAACTTCTGGCTCGAAGAAAAGATTCGAGGTGTTACTGAGGTTGTTAAGATGGATAGACAAACTCGTAACGCTGCAATTCAAGAGGTTCGTCAATTATCCAGCGATTTAAAAATACTTAGAGAGAACAAATGAAAATATCACATGAATCCCCGCTTTCGCTTCTTAATACATCTCGTTTTTATAACGATTATGATTACGCTTTGGTACATCTATTCGAAACAGAGCCAGAATATTATCAATTCTTTGTTGAGTCACTAGCCAAGGGTCGACATGTTATCCTTGATAATTCTATCTTTGAATTAGGTACTGCATTCGATAGTGATCGCTACGCTTATTGGATTAATGAACTTAAACCTACAGAGTATATTATTCCTGATGCATTAGAAGATACGCTGCAGACCATGGATAATGCTTTAGATTTTATTGAGAAGCATCCTAATCTACCTGGTAAGAAGATTGGAGTTGTTCAGGGTAAGAATTATGCAGATCTAGTTAACTGCTATACCTATATGGAATCAGTAGTACGGGTGGATAAGATTGCAATTTCATTCGATTATTCTTATTATCAAGAAGTTTACCCGCATCCTAATAAGTGGGTATCATTTGCTATGGGTCGTGTAAATACATTAACAAGGTTATTAAATGATGGAGTTATTAATACAGAGAAGCCGCATCATCTACTTGGCTGCTCTTTACCGATTGAATTTATGTTCTATAGGGAAGGCTTTGAATGGCTGGATTCAGTCGATACTTCCTCTCCTATTGTACATGGTCTTCTTGGTACTATGTACGAGCCTGGTGGTCTTATCAATAAGCAGTCAATTAAGCTTGTCGACCTACTCCAATCTGTTCCCACCGATGAGCAGATGAAATGTATTAATCATAACTTATCTTTGTTTACATCTTATGTGACTGGTAAACAAGGACCTAATGTACATTTTATCAGATGATCTGGATTACACTTTTCAGTCAAACAGGGTCCGAGATATCTAAACTATCTCGCATACTTAACCGGGTACCTGATCTTATTGTTACTAACAAGCAAGAACATATTGCAGATATATCTCCAGATTTAAAAAGTCTAAAGTCGACTATAATGTATGGTAGTCATAAGACTTTAATGACATACTTTGAAAGTCAAAGATTGTATGATCCTAAAGATACCTTAATAACGCTACATGGGTATTTACGAATCTTGCCTCCTGAGATATGCAACATGTATGAGATCTATAACGGTCATCCGGGTGCTATTACCATGTACCCAGAATTAAAAGGTAAGGATCCACAAGTAAGAGCCTGGGAGGGTAACTACAATACAGTAGGCAGTGTTGTGCATAGAGTAACTCCTGGTGTAGATGAGGGTGAAGTCTGTAGCTCTGTATTTGCTGATAATACGGCTACGACACTAGACGAAATGTATGGCATTTTAACGGAGACGTCGTTAAAATCGTGGATACAGTTTATGAAGGAAAAGTTGAAGTGAGAATTGGTATAACTGGTGCGCAGTCGGTAGGTAAGACTACTTTACTTAATGCATTAAGATCTGAAAACGGGTTGCTAGGTTATAACGTATGCGATGAAGTTACCAGACGAGTTAAGAGTTATGGTTTACCTATTAACGAGGCTGGCACTGATACGACGCAAATCCTAATCATGCAAGAGCATATTGTAAATGCTTTTATGCATGATAATATGATTACTGATAGAACAGCTCTAGATGGGCTAGTGTATAGTGCTTACCTACATCGCACTGGTAAGATTTCTATTGAGACACTTATTAAGGTACGTAATGTTTTTAACAAAGTGTGGCCCAAGTACGACTATGTATTCTATATTGAGCCTGAGTTTGGTATTGTAGATGATGGTGTGCGAAGTGTAGATATTAAATTTAGAAATGAAATTGCAGAGCTATTTGAAACTACTATTGAAAAAGAAAAACTTTCAGTAATACGTGTAAAGGGATCTGTAAGGAATAGAGTAACCACAATTATAGATATGTTAGAAGGAAGATAATGAATAATCAAGAAGAATTGAATAACCTAGTATCTGTTCATCTAGGTCGTGCAGGTGATGGTACCGTAGTTAAACCTTACGTTACTCCGGATGATATCGATCCAAGTCTGCTAGTAGCTGTACCTCGTGTATTGAATCGTACTGCATATAATATTCATGAAGCTAAACTACCATTTGTAGGTATGGATGCCTGGAATGCGTATGAGTTTTCTACCCTAACTAAAAATGGTTTCCCTATCTCTGGTTGGCTTAAGTTTGTATACTCATCTAGTACCCCTAACATTGTTGAATCTAAATCAGTAAAACTTTATCTTAATTCTTTTAATATGGCTCGCCGTATTCTAAATGAAGGTGACTTGTGGTTCTTAGAAGAGCAGATTGCTAAAGACATTAGTAAAGCAGTAGGAGGTGAAGTTACAGCATTTATATCTATTGGTGATGCAGCGCAGACTGTAAAACCTGTTACCGGTGACTTCATGAGTCTTGAGTCTTATTGCAATACTGAAAAGATGAATTTTGATCACTATAACGAGAGTGCTGATATTCTAGAAGTTGTTCCTAGTATTGGTCGCTATGAACGATGGCGATCACATTCCCTAAGATCTAACTGTCGGGTAACTAATCAGCCTGACTGGGGTGATGTTTATATACATATTAAAGGGGAGAAGGCTGTGACGCCTGAATCTCTATTGCAGTATATTGTTAGTATGCGTAAGGAGAATCACTTCCATGAAGAAATATGTGAATGCATTTATAAACGCTTATACGACCTCCTTGTACCAGAGGAGCTATTTGTGGTATGCTTATATACTCGCCGCGGAGGCATTGATATTAATCCTGTTCGTGCTTCTAGTACTCATTTACTGAATCAAATTCCTGTAATTGAATCGTTTAACTTCTGTACAAAGACTGCAAGACAATGAAGCAATCTCCAGATAAAAATGTAAATGAAATTTGTACTGAGTTTGTTGATCGCTCAGAGCATGGATTTAGAAAATACGGCGTAACGACTGAACGCGATGATCTTACACCGGAGCAATGGATACAGCATCTTAAGGAAGAGTTAATGGATGCTGTAGTCTATATTCATCGTATTCAGAAGAACATTGAGGCAAATAAAGATGACGGCAAGTGAAGTAATTAATTTGTTACCCGATACAAAGGGTTGTGTAGTTATATTGTCTGGTGGAATGGATTCTACTATTACGATGAGACTGGCTGTAGAGAAGTATGGTAAGGAAAATGTTTCCGCGCTAACTTTTTTCTATGGCCAGAAGCAGAAACGAGAGATCGATATGGCTCTGATGTCTACAAATATGCTGGGTGTTAAGCATAAGATTGTAGATGCATCTTTCTTGGGTGATATATCTAAAGGTTTCTCTGCTAATGTAGATGAAGATATTGCAATGCCAACGATTAGAGAAGTTCTGGGTGATCCAAGACCTAAGACCTATGTACCTAATCGTAATATGATTCTTATGTCAATTGCTGCTGCGTTTGCTGAGACTCAAAATGTAGATACGATTCTATGTGGTCTGCAAGTACATGATGAGTATGGATATCATGATACGACTCAACGCTGGGTAGATAAAGTTAACGACTTACTATCTGAGAACCGTATCATTAAGATTAAGTTACATGCGCCGTTTAGTCAACTATCTAAGTACGATGAGTTACAGATTCTTAAAGAGCTAGATGGGAACGTAATGTTGACGGCATTCACACTTACATGTTATAATCCTAATGATAGGCATGAGTCGTGTGGTGTATGTCCAAGCTGCTCTGAAAGAATTGCTAACTTTGCTAAAGTAGGTACTTCTGATCCTATTATGTACTCTAAGGTAATTCCTTGGGATGATATAATCGAAAAAATGAAAGCATAATATGTGCGCTATAACTGCATCCTTTGATCCTGTAAAGCTTAAAGAGTTGTATAAGCTTAACGCCTATCGTGGTGAATTAAGCTGGTCAATAAGTTCTTACTCTGTGATTAAAAACGACCGATTAGAACTTAATACCCTATTTCAAGACAGTGGTAGTATGCCTGATGAAATATTTGACTTTGCAACAGCAGTTACAGAAGATAGGTTTTTTGTTGCGCATAGCCAGGCTCCTACTACTCAGACCGGGCACATGCATCCTGCTGTGTATGGCGATACATTACTATGGCATAATGGTATTATAAAGCAAAAAGCTTTCGAGCATAATACTTGGGATACATTGTGGCTACTAGAACAAATAACGTCCTATGGATGGAGTTCATTATCCAGAATAGATGGCACTTTTGCTTGTATCTTGTATAATGGTGGAGAGATGTTCGTATTTAGAAATGAAATCTCTCCATTGTTCTATGATAAAGACCTTAATTTTTCGTCTACTAAGTTTGATGGGTCTGAGTCATTAGAACCTAATAAAGTATTTAAGTTAAACTTTAAATACAAGCAATTGTCACCTGTCGCGTATTTTGAGACGCATACCAATCCATATTATATCCCTGAGGAAGCATGAAACATATATTAGGCTCTACTAGTAAATCCACGTTAACAGAAGTAGCTCAAGGTGATAGCCAACCAAATGCTGTCGATCTTAGACTAGGTAAAGTATTTAAAATTCTACCAG